ATTAAGGGCGCAGAATAAATGAGTGAAAACCCTAACGAGCAAGGTTTGATGGCTGACGTTAATCCAGACGCTGTAGCTCCCCCGGACCCCAACGATCCAGACATCACCTCAATTACTGAAGACGAAATCGATATGATCGAGCGTCTGGTAGCGGGTGAGGCAGGTAATCAAACGGAAGAGGGGCGGAACGCTGTCCGTGGCGTAATTTTTAACAGACTGGCGTCGGATAGATTTCCTGACACTGTTGAAGAGGTCATCAACGAGCCGGGCCAGTTCGAGCCTATTACTAGGTATAAGGGGCTGTATAACATCCCTGTAACTGACGAAGCCTTAACTAGTCAGAAGTACGAGATGTATGCCTACCTAAATGTAGGCGAAGACGCTTCTCAGGGCCGTACATTCTTCTTAAACAAAGACGTGGCACGTCAACGAGGAACAGATTTTACCGGCGGGGACGCCTTGGTAATTGGGGACCACACCTTCTACAAAGGATACCCCGGACAAGAGCCAGTGGCGTTTGAGCCTATGTCTCACAATATTACTGTGGTGGACAGTCGTCCGGGTACGATTGAACAACTTATGGACGGAACTATGGCTCCGGTTATTTCCGAAGACGCCGTGGCTCCCGCTTCTGATCAGGAAGCCCTAGTGGCAGACACTGGATCTCAGTTCGCAAGCCTAGCTCCCACTAACGACACAGCATCCACTCCCAGTCCTCGCTTATCAACAGCCACTGACGATGTTCTGTCTAATTTTACTACTCGTGATCGTTCTGATGTGGGTAACCAGACCCGCTCTATGTTTAACCTCGATGCTCCGGGCACGATGGAAAACTATGATGCAGACACTGGACGAGTGAACACAGGTATCCTGCAATCTATCCGTGAAGCATTAGGCTTTGCAGAAGGTGGTATGGCTGTATCTTCTAACCAAGACATGGAGCCGCCTAAGGGCGATGGCTCTGTCTTACTTCCCTATGAGCCTACTCTCCAAGAGAAGGCCAAGTACGCAATATCAGGCTTCCTACAAGACAAGTTTGGTATGGGTAACTACGAAGCTAACGATCTATCGGAAAAGTTTACGGGGAACCCAAATGCGACTGACGGAAGTTATGGTATTGGCCTTGCTGATTTTACTCCTGCCGGTCTTGTTTTTGGTGCTGATAACGCAAAAGACAGCTTCCAAAGAGCAAGAAACTCAGATGACCGACTTGGAATGGGACTTGCGGTGGTCGAAGGTGGACTCGCAGCCGCAGAAGCCTTCCCCCTCACAAAACTTGCCGCACGAGGAGCAAAGCAAGGGATAGAGACCCTAGCAGATATAGCTAAGAACATGGACCCTAATACCTTAGGATCTATGGGTGGGAATGTTTTCTCCGCAAAGAATGTGGCAACAGAACCCGCTACACCGGACGCAGTAGAGGTTCTAACGGAGTCGGTATACACTACCCCTAGAGCCACTAACATGAACTATAACAATACAGTGACAGCATATAAACTGTTTCGTGTAGATCCAAATCGTCCCGGTGAACTTTTCCCTCTTTATGTAGATGCCAAAACTGGCATTAAACCTAACGTATGGACAGAGGCTGTATCCGGTGAGATTGACCCTAAGACAGGTAAGGTAAAATCATCAATTGGTAACTTGGCCTACCGGCCCGGGTGGCATGCAGGTGATCTTCCTATGGCCACTCATATTGGACCTACACACAAGATCACAGCGGACCAAGCAGCCAAGCTAGAAGCAGATGGCGCTAACAACGTATTCAGCAAGAAGAATAGTAAGACAGGCGAAGTAGAATACTTTGAACGTCTACGGGCTGAAGATACAGTCTGGGCTGAAGTAGAAATGCCAGCGGGAAGAGATTGGCAGTCCGTAGCCGACTCCAATGCCCGTATTATGAAGAATGGTCAGTCTGAGGCTAAGACAGCGCACATCACAGATCAGATCCCTTTCGGGGGGTTTTACCGATACAAGACTAACCCAAACATGACGGGTGAGTGGTTAATAAGTGGTAACATAAAGGTTAATCGTGTCTTGGACGACGCAGAGGTTGCCTCTATCAATGAAGCTGCCGGGGTATACGGGGATATGCCTCGAGTGCCTTACACACAAGGCGCAGACGAAGCCCCTAGTTCGGCTCCTGCACAAGCCGTTTTAGACATCCGTTCTGCCCAGATGCAGTTAGCGGTAAAAGACCGTATACAGCCTAGCGGATCAGATCCTCTGTTCGATCTTAGTCCTGATAGCTACGAAGCTACCTTACCAGATCAAAAACAAACTTATGTACCTCGACAACCTACAGGTACTAACAAGCCTCTTCCTAAAGGGGATCGAGGCCGTGCTGTACAAGATAAGTCTGACCAGATTGCAGATCGTCTAGCAGAGCGTATGCAGCCTTGGCTGGGCACTGAAGCACAATACTTCTATCACACCGGGCCTATTGTGGACAAAGCAATGGACATGGGCTTCTCCAAAGAGGAAGTCTACGGCTGGATGAAGGAGTTCTCTGAAGCGTATGCGGCTACTAGCCCTCGAACAGAGACCGCACAGAACATCCGAAATGCTACCTTGGTGATGACTAAGCGCCGACTTGGGATAGAACTGGACGAGATTATTGGCCCGGGTGGAGAGGGTATCAACGAAAAAGGTTACCCCATGATGATTGGGGATAGCGGCATTCACCGAAAGCTGACTGACGACGTAGCGGCGGGAGGAATTAACCCAGACACAAACCCCAAGCCAGCTACCTTTGCTGAAAACGTCTATGGAAACCTAGATGGCGTTACTGTGGATACTCACGCAATTCGTGGTGCCTTAGATGCTATGAATGAGATAGATCCGGGTAGCATTCCGATTGGATATATCAAGAAAGAGTTTCGTGACCAATACGCTGCGGACCCGTCTACTTTAGATCCAGCTAAGATGATTGATGATACAATGGGTTCTCAGAAAATCGGGGGCCAAAGCATGCAAACTGAGTATGCTGTGTTCTCAGATATCTACCGTAAGGCAGGGGAAAAGCTCGGGGTATCTCCGGCTGAAGCACAGTCTATGGGTTGGTTTGGTTCCGGTGATAGCACAGGTCTCGCATCTGAACTAAAGTCTGTGTCTCGTCTTTTAGATGAGCGTTTAGATGTAACAGCACAGGCGCTGGGCGAAGACAAAGAGACTGTATTTCGTAAGCTACTCAACAAAGAGATCCCTGTACTGCAACTCTTTGGTACCGCTGGAGCGGGGGCCGCAGCCCTCGGATCTATGGATGAACAGATGCAGCAATTCTCCAAAGGCGGTCTCACGCAAGGGGAATCCGAAAAAGGTATCCGTACCCAAGAGGGCAAGGATATGGCCGATAAAGTCTTCAAGCTGGACTTTAGTAAGGCCGATATAAACGACGATGGCAAACTATCCGAGTATGAGAAAGCTCGAGGCGAAGCCATCCAGAAGGCAACAAATGAAGAGGATGGCATTATGATGGCTGCTCACGGCGGAATGCCTTGTGGTTGTGGTGGAGATTGTGACGGATCGTGTGGTGATGGCGGGTCTATGCCCGGAATGATCGTAGGCACTGATCCCGTATCAGGTAACGAGATCCCTCTAGGGTCAGAGGCAGAGAATGTTCGGGACGATATCCCAGCGATGCTGTCTGAAGGCGAATACGTCTTACCGGCTGACGTTGTGAAATGGCATGGCCTCAAGCACATCTCAGGCATGATGATGGAAGCCAAGGCCGGTCTTATGTCGCTCCAAGCGATGGGACAGATCCACGAAGTAGAAGAGGTCTTCTATGATGAGGAAGAAGAATACAGCGATGATATGGTGGAGTGTCCTGAGTGTGGCGGCGAAGGCTGTGAACACTGCGACGGCATGGGCTACCATACTGAAGCTGAAGAAAGTTATGAGACATCTGAAGGCAATGAAGTAGACATTGCCGAGGTGATTACCGAGGAGGAAACTCCCGAGTACGACGAAGAAGAAGATACCGTCGAGACTGTCAGTTATGCGATGAAAAGCACCCCAAAGATTGCTTTCATTCGATAATTTGCGTGGCATGGGCTACCCGCAAAACCCCGGATAATTCCGGCTACTTTTCGGCCCCCCAAGGAGAATATCATGGCTAAGTACCGTGGTGGGTATCGGGATGAACTCGATACCGCAGAGAAACCATACTCGGAAGAGATGGTTCAAGAGGCGCAACCCGCACCTACTGATAATGATGAAGCATCGTTTAAGAAGCGTTACGGTGACCTTCGTCGTCATATGCAAAACCAGATGTCCACAAAAGACCGTGAACTTCAGGAGATGAAATCACAGCTAGAGTCGGCTACCAAACAACAGATCCGTTTCCCTAAGTCGGAAAAAGAAGTAGCGGACTGGATGAAGAAGTATCCTGACGTAGCCTCAATCATCGACACGATTGCACAGAAGCGTTCCTTAGAGGCGCTGGCGATGGGTGAGAAGAAGATGGAGAGCCTAAAAAAGCTCGAAACCAGCATCACCCGTGAGAAAGCAGAGATGTCCCTAAAGCGGCTACATCCAGACTTTGATCGAATTCGCCAAGATCCTAGCTTCCATGATTGGGCTGGTAAGCAGCCTAAATGGATTCAAGACGCTCTGTATAAGAATGCTAACGATCCTGTATCTGCCGCACGGGCAATTGACCTGTACAAGGCGGACAAAGGCATCAAACGAACTCGAGCCACCAGTAATGACGCAGCTAAGTCTGTAGGCCGCACAAGCGGTTCAGCCCCGGCGTCAGGTGGACGTGCCCGTTTCACAGAAAGCCAAGTCAGTAAAATGTCTTCGGCAGAATATGAAAAGAACGAGGCAGCTATTCTGGAATCCATCAAGCGTGGTGACTTCCAGTATGATATGTCGGGCGGTGCCCGATAAACAGACCCCTTGATTATAAGCACCTAAGGGTGGTATAATACTAGGGCACTAAGAATTGCATAAGTAGCAATCTATAAGGCAACGTAGAGCCACTGAGTTAAGTCTACCTCTACCTAACCAACCCCAAAAACAGAAGCAAGAACCTCGAAGACTACCAGAGCCTGTAGGCCCGTGGACGGTTAGCGCCTGAAACGCACCCTAGAGCAAGTTCTGCCCTTACTTCGTTCTTCTATCTGACCTTAGCAAGTCACTCAATGTGACTTTTGTTATCGCCATTAGAAGGAGAACAAACAATGGCATTCGCAAAAGCATCAGGTTATTCCAACCTGCCCAACGGCAACTTCTCGCCAGTAATCTACAGTCAAAAAGTACAGAAGGAGTTCCGCAAGACTTCCGTCTGTGAAGACATCACAAACACTGATTACACAGGTGAGATTAGCCAATACGGAGACTCTGTGCGCATTATTAAGGAGCCAGAGATCACTGTGAGCAACTACGCTCGTGGCACGACTTTGGCTACGCAAGATATTGCCGACGCAGACTTCACAATGGTTGTCGATCAAGCCAACTACTTCCAGTTCGCAATCGACGATATCGAGGCTGCACACAGCCACGTCAATTTCATGGATCTGGCAACAGACCGTGCAGCATACCGCTTGGCCGACTCATTTGACGCAGAAGTTCTGGGTTACTTGTCCGGTTGGGAAGGCGGCGCTGGCTCATGGGCACGTCGTACCGCAGCTAACGGCACAAAAGCCAATACAGCGGCAGATGCAGACGAACTCTTAGCAGCAAACAAGCTGGACATCACTGACTTCGGTGGCTCTGACTTGGGTGGTAGCGCAGAAGTTACATCTGTCCCAGTAGCAGCCGGGGGTGGCGCTGGTGGTATCACATCTCCTCTGGCCCTGCTTAACCGCATTGCTCGTAAGATGGATCAAGCCAACGTAGACCAAGATGGTCGCTGGGTTGTCCTAGACCCTGTGATGATCGAACTCTTGATGGACGAGGATTCAAAATTCGTAAACGCCGACTTCGGCGGTGGCGATGAGATCCGCAATGGCCGCATGGGTGGTAACTTGGTTCGTGGACTCCGTGTCTACAAATCCAACAACCTTCCATATATCGGCACAGGCCCAGACACTACAGCCGCAGCCGGTTCTGAAACCGCCTTCGGTGTTATCGTAGCTGGCCACGATTCTGCTATCGCATCTGCACAACAGCTTGCGAAAACAGAGAGCTTCCGCTCACCAGAAACATTCTCGGACATCGTCCGTGGGATGCAATTGTATGGTCGGAAGGTACTCCGCCCGGAAGCAGTGTTCACAGTGAACTATAACGTCGCTTAAAACTTTAGGGGAGGCCTTCGGGCCTCTCCACTCCTTATTGAGAGCTTAATATGCCATCCACTTTCATCAATCTTACAAATACCTTGCTCCGCCGCTTGAATGAGGTGGAGATTGAAGATGCTGACTTTGCTAGTGTTCGTGGCGTACAAGCGTTAGCTAAAGACGCAGTTCGTGCGTCGATTGCAAAGATAAACGCCGCAGAATTTGAATGGCCGTTTAACTCGGCAGAACACTCACAGACACTCACAGTAGGCCAAGAAGACTATAGCTGGCCACAGTATTTCAAGTCGGTTGAATGGAACAGCTTCTACATCGTCAATGATGGAGTGAATACCAAGACAACCACTTCCCTAGATTTCGTCTCTCGTGATTACTACTACGACAGACTTCGTAATGCAGATTTAGACGCCGGTGCATCTGGTTTGGGCTTACCCAACTTCGTATTCCCGTTGCATGGCAATGGCTACGGTGTCTCTGCATCACCCGACAAGGCCTATGTAATTAGGTTCCGTTACTTCCTGAATTACGCAGAGTTGATCAACAGCGTCGATCAAACCCGTGTACCTACTACCTATGATCACGTCTTAATCGCCGGTGCCTTGTATCATATGTACCTGTTCCGAGATAACTCGGAGATGGCAGGTATTGCTGAACAAGAGTTTCGGGGCGGGATCAAGGAGATGCAGACCCTCCTATTGAACAAGTATGCTTCAATAGAAGACACTCGGATTAGCTTCTAATGCCTGATAAAATCCAGTCGTTTAAGGTCGTCTCCCAAGGCGGCCTAGACGCCAGTCAAAACCACCTATTGCTGTCTGAAGAAGATCCCGGTGTAGCCATTCGATTGGTGAACTATGAGGTGTCTCTCTTCGGCGGCTATCGTCGTATTAACGGCTTCACGCCTTATGGCGGAGATAGCATTTCTACGGTGGGTGGTGATGAGTCAGACGGACGAGTGTTTAACCTATCCATATACTACGACGACAATCTACTTCGAGAAGATGTACTAGCGTCCCGTAAAGACCGCCCCTTTGAATATAGGATGAGTACAACTAGGTCTGTATTCAGTGGAGTGGATTTTAATGGCAGAACTCTATCCGTCACTAACTCTGTTTCACTGGGAGTATATCTCAATGGCACTGAGTTGGCCCGATCCCAATACACTATCGATATCAGTAACAATGCTATTACCCTAAACACGGCAGCCGAAGCCGACGATATCGTGATTATAGACAATCACGAGTATAGGTTCTTCCGCTTCGTGACTTTAGTTGGGTGGCAGGAATACACAACAGGCCTAAACCATTACACCCGGTCTCAGCCTTTTGCGACTGAAGTATTTAGGATTAGGTCTGCACAGTTCAACTTCGGTGATGGTAACAAGATATGTTTCGTCGATGGCGTGAATAACGCCGTAGTTTTTGACGGAGTGAACTGGAAGTCTATTTCTCCATCCGGTGCAGGTACTTCTGCTAGTCCCGGCGGCGTCATGTGTTTTGCGGCACCTGAGGTAGTAGAGGTCTACGAGAACCACCTATGGCTCGGTGGCGATAAGACAGACGCATCCAACATTGCGTATTCCACTCCTCGGGACGAGAACAACTGGACAGCGGCGGGAGGTGCGGGTCAGCTTCCTATTGGCTATGACCTAGTGCAGTTTAAGCCCTTTCGAGACAATCTGTTTATCTTCGGTGAAAATGCCATCAAAAAGGCTATAACCAACTCCGACGTTAATATACCATTCATCCTCGAGCAAGTTACAGCCAATGTGGGATGTGTAGCCCGAGACAGCGTACTAGAGCTTGGTGGTGACCTAGTATTCTTAGCACCAGATGGGCTACGCCCTGTGGCGGGTACTTCTCGTATTGGAGACGTTGAACTAGAGACAATCTCCAAGCGTATACAGACTACGATCTCTCAGTTGCCCTCCGAGTATGACTTGAAGAACTTGTGTGGCTGTGTGATCCGAAACAAGTCCCAACTCCGTTACTTCATCTCTGAACCCACCACATCATTGGCAGATGCTTTTGGTATAATAGGTGGACTAAGGACATCGGACCAACGTCTGGGATGGGAGTTTGGTGAGCTACTAGGAATCCGGGCATCATGTACCACATCGGGATACATAAACGGATCTGAGTTCGTATTTCATGGAGACTACGACGGTAAGGTATACCAGCAAGAAAGTGGTAATACGTTTGCCGGACAAGAAGTCTTAGCGGTTTATTCCACACCATTCTTTGATTTTGGGGATACTGAGGTCCGTAAGATCATGCGGAAGGTTAACACATTCATCCGGGCCGAGGGTCCGCTCGAAATGAATATTGCGGTGATATATGACTGGTATTCCCCGGACGTATCTAACCCATCCTCTTACACTGAAGAGAGCCGAGGACAGCCGGTACAATACCGTGTCCCGGGCATCGACTATAACGCAG